TGGTGGCTGTAATATGGACTGGAAATGGCAGCATCCGCCAAAACGTAATCAGTCCCTCCGTACACTGTAATAGTTGTGTTCGGGCTACTGTATTCTACTTTCGTGATGATGAAATACTTTGTAGTTGACGACTGCGTGAGCTTTAGGCGCATGCCTGCGCTGTATTTTGTTGTCTTGTCGCCGCTAACTGTAAATGTGAATGTCGGACCGTCGGCGCTAGCATATGTCCACGTTTCTCCTGCTGCAATCCATCCATCCGCAACAAGCGCAGTGAGGGCCTCTCGGACCGCCGTGAGGGCCTCTCGGACCGCCTGCTCTGTTGGGATTTTGGTATCAACTCCAGGGTCGGCCACGGTGTCAGTGGATAGCTCAGCACCATCAAGCAAATCAGCATTCAAGTTCGTGACTTTCGTGCTGCTGGCCACTGTCAGGGGAGCGGTTCCTGTAGCTACATCGCTCTGGAAAGTCTCTGCTCGGATCTGGTGGCTGCCCGCATCCCATGAGGCCGATAGCTCCCTTGAACCATCTGCCTTGAGGTATGATGTGGCAAGCTTGTCATCTGAAATCGAACCAGCAAGCTGCGCATTCGTGATCGATCCTGCCAACTTGTCATTCGTGATCGATCCAGCAAGCTGCGCATTCGTGATGGTGCCGCTCAGATCTGTAGACAGAGCTGGCCATATCTGCCTCCAGATAGCGGCTCCTGGTGCGGCGTCCTGGCACTGGAAAAGCCGGTTTGCTCCGGTGTAGAACCAGAATGAGCCCGCAGCATAACCATCTTCGCTGTCATCATTTGCATTCGGAACTCTAGTTCCTGAGAACTGGCATTTTGCGATTCTGGCATCTATGATATCCGTATTTGCTTCCATCTCACCAGGGAAATCGATGTCTGAAGATTCCGGCTTGTGCAAACCGTTTCTAGAAGTATAGAGTACCATATCCCCTCAAGCTAATGAAAGCCCCTTCGCTCTCATCGAGCTGGTGGCTCTTTTCATGATCACGTTGCTGATCTCTTTCCCGTCCAGGTAGAGCTTCACGACGAGAGGCTGAGAATCGTTTCCTCTCACCCTGTCCAGGCCAAGCTCGGCCAAGCCCAGGATGGTGTTGCGGATGTTCGTCGGCAAGATTAGCTCCGGCCCCTTCTCACCAACGTGGATTAGCTCATGCTGCTGGATATCTGCACCCTTCGCAGCCCAGGGATTCCCGCCAGCCGCGATTATGGCCGGTACGTATATCCCTCCTCCAGAAGATCCAGACGTGACTCCAAGGCCCGCTGTAGCCGATGAGCCAGTCGAAGCGATCACCTGGCTCATGTAGCTTGGGCCGCATACAGACGATCCCCCGCTAGTTCCTCCGACAGAAACATTCCCACTGCCTCCTATGGTGATGTCTCCGCAGCTCAGCCAGTCTCCTCCGCCGCCGTTCGGCGACCATCCTCCATAATCTCCGTATCCTCCGCCACCACCATCATAACTAGACACATTGAGGTTCACAGATGGGTTTACGCTCATCGATCCTAGAGCAGATAGTTGGCTGACGATCTCCTGTATTTTGGTCGAGATCGTCTGGGCCTGCTGCTGGAATGACGTTGTAGCATCGTTCCAGATACTCTGCCAGTTGCCAGAGAACGAGTTGAGGGCATTGCTGATGTCGTTGAGTCCCTGGCTCACTGATTGAGCCATATCGTAATTGTTCTGAGAAATGTAGTCCGTGATGCTCTGCAGGCTGGTCTTGGCCTGGTCTGCGATCTGAGTCCAGGCCTGGAGCTGCTCACTGGAAAGTCCGGCCATCTGCGTCTTTAGGGTTGCCCGCCAGCCCATAGCGGCAAATGAGATGTTCCCGCTAATGCTGTTCAGGTCGGTCGTGAGGTTCGTAGAGATCGCTTTCCAGTAGACCTGAGCATCTGACTTGATGAGCGTCCACGTCGTGCGGAAATAGTTCTGCAGGTCCGTGAGGGTCCGCTTGATGGTCTTGGCGGCAGACGCAATGCCAGGTATTCCGAATGTGACTATGACATTGCTGCCATCTCCTGTCGCCACATCTCCTGTACTTCCTCCTTCGGCAAACCCACGAATTCCATAGGCCCTCATGGCCTGGTAGAGCAAATCCCACCGCTTCGTACGAGTGGGAAGTATGAACTCTGGATATGTCGGCCCATCTTCGCCTATTACGGCCAGCTCCGGCCCGCTGGTCCTTGTGCCTTCTGCATAGAAGCGCGTGGAACCAATGCCGTACAACCAAGTGCTCCCGCCGTACAACCGTGCAGAGAATGACTGAGCTGCACTGGCTATGGCCGAAGCACCAGCAACCGCGCCATTGTAGAGTGCTGCACCGCCGCGCTCCGCATTCTGCTGAGCCACTTGCCCAATCACGGCAATGCGTCTGCCAAATTCATCTGTGGTATATTTCACTACATTGGATGCCTGGATTAGCTGGTTGTAGGCCCTGTCTGCTATCACCTGGGCCGGTGAGAAGGAGACAGATATGCCTCTTCCTGAGATCTCGGCAAGAGGATCGATGGCCAGCCCCATAGCTTCGAGCTTGGCGGTGCTGCTGTCGGCTGTCAGGCCCAGGAACGAACATGCATTTGCATAGCTGTTGATGCAGCCAGTCCCCTTGGTGCTACTCGACGAGAGCTTGTCTGTGCTCTCTCTCAGCTTTTCGGTCTGGGACATGTAATTGTCGAAATACGCATAGTACTGGCTGAGCGTGATTCTGTTGTTTTTCAGCAGAGTATTCAGATTGTTGAACCAATCCGGCAGGACGGCATGAATAGGCTCGAAGGCACTGATGATATCCTGCCTGGCGGCTGCCGGATCGATGATGCCATGTGTGATGTTGTCGCGCTCAGCATTCAGGATGCTTTTTGCCTGGTCGATTCCATCCGTCCAGGCATAGGCATATGGATTGGCAATGAGTTCTTTGAGCTTGTCTGGGCCCAAGGCGATTGCATTTGCAATCTCTTTCAGGCTTGGGCTCTTCTTCACGCCATCCAATAGGCTATCTGAGAAAGCTTTTCCAGAGTCTTTCCCGATCTGCTTCATGGCAGCCTCGACGTCTCCGCCATTCGCTTTTATGGCCTTGATGAGGCGAAGCATGGCCTCACCGCCATACTGCTCAAAGAGATCTGGGAAGTTGGTTTTGATGTATTCAAGCTCTGGCTCGAATGCTGCGATAGCATCTGCTTCTTCCTGAGTGAGTCCCTCCTTCCATGCGTCGGACGCCTCCTTGGCCATTTTGCTAAGCTCCGACTTGGCCCATTCTCCAGCGTTCGCTATTGGTATCTCAAAGCCTTCTACGATCTGGGTCCCTGCTTCTTCAATCTGTTCTCGCCACTGAGGGCCGATTACGCCCGCATCTATGAGATCAGCAAGCGACTGATTCAAAATATCTGGAGGTATAGAGCCTGGATCGGCTATCGCTTTTAGGACGTTCTGCAAATCATCTGAGAGTGTAGCCTGAGCAGACTCGAAGCTGATGCCAGTTTTGTCGGCCCATCCCTGGACGGCCTCTGATGAGGCATTGCCCAGCTCGTTCATTGCATTGTAGAACTCCAGGGATAGCTGATCACCCGACCGTTTCACAGCATCCGCATTATCGTTCGTCCACTTGATCCAGTTTCGCTGAGTATTTGCCTTATCCCAGAGGCTTGATTTGTCAATTGTCTTTTGATGTTCTTGGAGAGTCTTTGAAAGCAGGCTATTTATCTTTGCGGTCTTTTGTGTGACCACATGGCTTATTACATCTTCATCGAGTCCGAGCTGTCGCAGCAGGTCTTCCACTGTGGCCTTTCCTTTTGTTTTGTCGTATGCTTGGCTGACCTGGACGCCATCGATCTCCAAGTACGCGGTTGGGTACTTCTCAGCCGCGTCATACCAGTACTTGATAGTCGTCCCGTATAGGTCGTAGACCTTCTCTTTGATTTTTTGGTAGCTGCTCTGGCTATTAATTATGCTTAGCAGAGCCGTATCTGAGAGATTTGATGCCTGGGCTTGTTTTGCGAAAGCGCTGAGCGTCTTATCTGCTAGCTTTTCGCCCGCCGCTTCCGCCCCTGCCAGAGCCTTATCGGACTGTAATGCATTACCTGGTGCCTTGGCCAGAGCTTCGTTCTTTTCGACACCCTCTGCTACCTTCTCGGCCGCTTTGTCTCCAGCGGCCAGGATTTGGTTTGCCCTGGCCGATATGCCCTCAGCAAACCCGAATATAGCGCCAACAGGAGATGATTTGATCGCATTCGTGAATGCATCACTGGCGGCCTGCCCAGTCTGGCCGAATGCAGACGCCACAGAGCTGATCAGGCTTGATAGAGCCTTGGGGATCGCTTCGGTGAGTCCAGAGATGACCTTCGAGGCCACGTCTCCCCAGAAAGTGGCTATCTCCGAGAGCTTAGTCTGCAGAGCACCGAACGCGGATACCAGAGTTTGGACAGTAGAGGAATTTGATACCAGATTGGTGATTGATTCTATGATCGCCTGGATATACGCATCAGCGGTCTTGATCGCTCCGCCAAGAGTCTCTCCGATGGCCGTAGCAGCAGGAGCTACAGCGGTTGCAAGCGCCTTCACCCCATCTGCTACCTTTCCTAGAACCGTGAAGAATGCGGTGATTGGTATCGTGGCCGCATTGAAAGCAGCCTGCAGCGCACTCATCACCGCGCTGCCGCCGCCAATGGCCGTCCATGCAGGCCCTACCACCGCTGAAATGGCCCCAAATGCCTCTTTTCCTGCATCTCCTAGCTTGCTGAAAGCCTGCGATATGGCGCTAACGGCCTCAGAGTTTTTGGCTAGACTGTATAGAGTATGCCCAAGAGTTGTGATCCCGCCGATAACCTCCGTCGCGCCTCTCGTAATGCTCGTCAGAGCCGGTAGGAACAGGTTGCCGATGCTGATCTGAGCTTCTTCTATAGCTGAAGACAGTTCTGCATACGCGCCCTTCAGATTGTCATTCAGCTGGGCATTCATCTCGGCGGCCTTATTTGTGCCTGTGATCTTGGTCTGCAGTGTGTCAAGCTCTTTGGCATGGTCCTGCAGATACATGGCCGCAGATACGTTCTCGCGCCCGAAGAGCTGGAGTGCGGTCGTGGCATCCATGCCATGCTCTTTCAGAGTTGTGAAAATCTCAGAAAGAGTATGAGTTGCAGGATTGATGTCCTCTGCGGTGAGACCTATTGCTGCCAGGGCTTCGGATGCTGGCCCGCTCTGGACGGCCAGGCCAGACAGGACGCCCCTGAGCATCGTACCTGCCTCAGCTCCTTTGATGCCGCCATTGCTCAGGATGCCCAAGGCGGCAGATGTGGCCTCGATGCTGATGCCGAATGCATTGGCATAAGCCCCAACCGTGGTAAGGGCCTGGCCCATCTGCGAGACATCGGTATTGGCCATAGCAGCGGTGGCCGCTATTACATTCGTGACTCGACCAGCCTCTTCAGCTTTTAGGCTGTACTGGGCTAATGTAGCCGTGAGCATATCGGAAGCCTGGGCAAGGTCCATGCCGCCAGCGCCAGCCAGATTCAGCACGTCCTTGAGGGCTGTAGTGGCGTCAGTAGAAGATAGACCCGCAGAAGCCAGATAATAGAGCGCATCGGCTGCCTGTGATGCGGAGAACTGCGTCGTGGCACCTGCATCCCTGGCAGCCTGCGAGAGCGCATTGAAATCTTCCTGTGAGCCACCCAGAACCGCATTCACGCGGCTCATGGATGACTGGAAGTTCGCGGCCACTCCAACCGACGACGCACCGATACCGACAATCGCCGCACCAGCCAGACCGGCTGCTATTCCAATCGGCCCAAGAGCAGATGCCGCCGATGCTGCTATGCCACCAAGAGGACCGAGCGAGCTTTGCATCTGGTTGGTGAGCGAATTGCCCAGCTCCTCGCCGATCTTCGTGAAATCGCCTTTGGCAGACGACAGTGAAGCCGAGAGTCCTTTTCCTATGTCGGCTTTGTTGAAGCTATTTTCTATGGCGGACGCCACAGACGTGCCGGTCTTTTTGGCTTCGTCCAGTCCAGCCTTGTACTTCGAGTCGTCCAGCCGAAGTGCAACGGCCAGGTCTCCTACTTGTAGCATATTAGCCTCGGAAAAATTAGATTATGGTCTCAACGACGACAGATCGCTCCTGACGTCTGTTGGCGGTATTGGTTTAGCGGGTTTTTTCGGGAGCATCTCGGAGAACTTAGGATATTTCTTTGGATCGTTGAAGGCATACGCATTGAGATATCCTTGTAGCCAGATGTGATACAATCGATCCTTTTTTGCGTCGTTGTGTGCCTCGATTCTGATCATTAGCTCCACAGGAGTCATCTCAAAAAATTCTAATGGTGAGAGCCCTAGCTCTCCGATGCCAATCCTGTAGAGCCTCTCCCAGTATTCTTCTTCAGATTGCTCCTGAGGGCTTCCGCGAGCTTCTGCTGAGTTTCTGCCAATTGTGCCTGCAGATTGTCCCTCTCCGCCTCCACTTCCTTCAGGCGCTTCGTCAGATTGGATGCCAGAGACGCCTCTATCTCCGATTTGGCTTTCTCCTGGTCCGCTTTCTGCTTCTCCATCATCTTTTTTAGGTTAATCCCTCTGGCTGCGGCTATCGCCTCGCACACGGCGAGCTTGAAGGACTCAAAACGCTCTCCGGTGTCGAGTGCATCCTCTGGTACATCCATGTAGGCATCGAAGAGATCATTTGCCTCTTCGGGCTTCGCACCAGACTCCTTCCAGTCCAGGCCCTTCCCAAAGAGCCAGAGCAGAATATCAAGCTCCGTGTCGATGAATCGAAGCACGACCTCGACAGGCACCTGTCTCCGAATGGGCTTGTACTTGATGAGATCTAGCCTCTCCTGGCCTACAACTTCCAGAGCACTCGCGGCTATTGAAAAGAGTGTTCCTGCAGTGTATCTCAGCTTTATTTCTCTTTCTCCGCAATTCAGCACTTTGAACATATCTATCTACCTCGTATTATAAATATGAATCTGGGCTAAAAAGTATTGACTTGTCAGGTTGAAATCCGTATCTAACGAGGTAGCCCCTCACCCATTTCGGGATCATTGGGGCTAGCCTCATACCATGTGGTACCTCAGTCTGTCATCCCCTCGGAACGTCAGATCATTCTCGATCAGGCCGTCGAGCTTAGCATCCGGGCTGAAGCCCGTGAGTATCCCCACTCCTTCAAGCTTCTTGATCGAGCCTGTGGTGGTATCGAGATATGCGCAGCAGAGCACCTTCCGGCCAAGCTTGACCAGATCATCGTAGTCCCGACCACCGTGGAGGTCGGTCTCGGTCAGGCATTCCACGATGCCCGTGCCGTTCTCACCTGAAGCGAACTGGACATCCCATAGCTCGGACAGAACGGGATCGGCATCTACATGCGCCTTGACCTGTGCGGCAGTGGTTATTGCATTTCCGCTTCCATCAGTGCCTACCGTTACGGTCGTGACACCTGCCGCCCTAGTTACTTCCAGGGAAGTGTTGTACCCGGATACAACATACGTGATCGATTCAAGGTTCCCGTCCGGGCCAGGAGTCTTCCAGGTCCACACCAGGTTACTGTTTGGCGTGGAAAAAGCCGTCTGATGCCATGCCTGGGCGAAGACGAAATGCCGTTTGACCGTCACGGTCCATTCTTTCAGAGTAGATATGAACCGTTTCCACTGCACAGGACTGTTTAGGGCTTTACTGAAGCATGTGATGTCAGCTTCGTTGCTCTTCGCATCGATCGATACGCCATATCCTCCGGCGAGCTGCTCCATCTGGAAATAGTAGCAATCGACCGTTACATCACCAGATGCTGCTTCTGGCAGAGTGACGAATCCGCCAGCGTAGTCTATCTGGCAGCCTTCGACCTCGACGCTATCATCATAGACGGTGACAGGTTGGTCCGGGTCCCACCAGGCCTTTTCCCTGTCGGTGATATAATACTCGTTTGTCGTGCCAACCCTGGTCATCGCTTCTCCTGTTGCGGCTTGAGAGTCGTCTGCGGTTGGCACCCAAAAACCGGCTTTAGAGCCGGATATTGCGGTCATCGACCTCAACTCACGTGTAGGTCACTGAATCGTCTACGCGGAAGCTAATGGACACACCCTTGCCCTCGATGCCGTCAACGTTTGCATCGAACGGGAAACTATTGATTATGATGTTGCAGCTCAGGTAATGAGATGCATTGATGTAGAATCTGGCTGGTGTTGCTGCTCCGCCAAGCGCGTTCCAGATGGCAAGCTGGCCGGAATCTCCAAGATCCACATAGGCCAAGTTAATCGAGCCTGTCGCCTCCTTCAGCTTGCTTGCCCATCTCTTCCATGCAGCATCGTTCCCGGTCTTGAAGGGCGTGATCTCCTCCTCACCAGACTTGGGGTCGAGCTTCCAACCGTTCACACCATCTACAAACGTATTTCCAGATCCAAACGTTACCTTTCCGGCTGCTCCTGACTGTGCTGTCATTTACGTTTCACCTCACCTATTTTTTGCCAACCTAAAATCTACTGAAAAACGATACCTGACTGTTCCGTCATCCTTTCCGAGATATATTGGAAAGGCCCTTGTAGTCCAACAGTACAAATGATTTGATACGGCATATCCATCCAGGCCCGTCCTGATCGCTTCGGCTTTGCTCTCTGCTGTCGCTTTCGAGGTGTTCCTGATCTGCACCTGTACTCCTGGATAGTCTATTGCTCTGTGGCCTCCTCCCTCCTTCCAGGATCTGTCTGGCTCCTGGCCTGCGAGAGGTATGATGCAGAGAGCGTTGTGCGGGAGATCATCGAAGGCATAAGCGAAGATATCCGTGCCAAGTGCTGTGCCCTGATGCAGCGCGACTAATGCTGCCGATATGTCCTGAACAAGGCCCATCAATCATCACGTCTGATCATGGTTTTTCGAATTGGCCGTTGCCGGAGCTTCTCGTCGATGATGCATCTAAGATAGAGCAGATCGGCGTCCGGCCAGTCATTGAATATCTGCCTCCAATCCAAATCGGTGATTTGCATTGCCTCACCTCGGAACCACATAGAGAAGCTCGATTAGCCTGCCTGCCCCCACCAACATGATCAGCAGGCCCAGAGCGCCCGCGAGATACCAACGGTCTCTCTCAAGCTTCTTGATCCGCTCTTCCTGCATTCTGATAGTGCTACACAGTCCCGCTTCTCCGTCTAAGCGATCTGTGATGTAGTCTATCTTCTGGTTCAATTGAAGCAGCAGCTCGCGGTCTGTCTTTGGGACATCAGCGGGCAATTCAGAAGGAGGCATGAGACCTCCGTGCTATTATTCCATCATCGCTATATACGGAGAAAAGAACCGATATGTCGGCGGGGCTCTGGCATGGCGCTATCATGCTATCCTCGCCACGTCACCATTCAATCGGCTCGTTTGTTACCGCTCTGAGCACGATGTTGACAACTGCCAGTATTGCGGCGGTTTGTTCTGCTGTCAGAGGCGCTCCGTACTGTGCGCCCAAGAACATGCTTACCGCTGCTATGACGTTCGCCCACATCGTTTTGGATTTCCAGACTTGTACCATTCAATCACCATCCCTAAATTTGATCCAATCGCGTTTCAGCCAATCATCTATCTGCGAATCGGAGAACTCCCAGGCATTGTACCAAGGTCCCTTTTCTGCTGTGCCTTCAAGGATCTCCAAAAGGCCGTTGATCTCGATGCCGCCTACTCTAGTGCAATAGAATTGATCGCTCATCATATCACCAGAATACGAGAGTGTCATTGATCATCGTGATGTTTCCAGTCGCATTGCCCACGGATGCCGGAATTTCTGGCGTCGTATTTGAGAAGTTCATGAGGTTCTTCGGAATGCCTGCTGGTTCGTCCTGGCTGAGTTCTGCCTTCCAGGACGCATAATGGCCTAGATTCGGCAGCTCCCAGGGCTTGAACCGCACCAGGGGCTCGTTTGTGGCCGCAATTGCCCTGGCACTCGATGGATCTACGTCCTGTAGGCAGAGCTTCTCTATAGGAGCGGGCCTGAACGTGATTAGGTCAGATGGCGTGACTCCATGCGAAACTCCTGCCACGAAAAGAAGCACTATAGCCAGAAAGATGCAGAGATCTACGTAGCCCGATCTCATCGCTTCCTCCCAAGTGTGCTGAGATTCACGTAGCCTGGAATGCCCGCTTCTCCCCTGCGCCTCATCTCTGCGAGCTTTGCCTTCGGATCGTAGCCATAGATCTCGATCCACTCTATTCTCGTGAGCGGAATACCGTCATCAGGCGTAATGTACATCACGTTATCGCCCTCTCCGATCACACCAACCGGCATCTTCCACTCGAACCCTGTTGGCAGGATGCAGCCACATGCCTCATCTGCGGTTCCTGCGGTTTCCGGCTGTGGTGTGTTCGGAGCGCCACAAGACTTACAGATGAACTTCTTAGGCATGGCTGGAAGCTCCGTAATGGCTCCACAGCCAGCGCACTTCAGTTTTACCAAAAATGTCATCTCCTTTTATCGCAATGCGGCGTCTATTCTTGCCGCTACGAGTTTCTGTACGTTGTTTTTGTTTCTGTTGAAAGGATCTTCCAGATAGTGATCCTTCCGGCCAGATCTGGAAGAAGGATTTTTAGGATCAGGATGCCTCAGTGTAGCATCTTCGTGCTGCCGGACCGCATACGGACCACTGTAATGAATGTACACTGCAGATTCAGATGGCGCATCCGTGATAGCGCCATGACTTGCCAGATCGCCTGTAGCATATGGTACTTCTTTCTGCGATTCTTTCAGTATGATCTCTGCAGCATCATGAAGCGCCGCCATTCCTGCGTCGTGTGCGGCGCGCTTCGCACGATCATCATTCCAGCTCATATAAGCCTAGCCCAGCGCCACGACTCTCCAATGAACCGTACCATCGAGGTCTGTGGCCTGTGAGACGATGCCGCCTACAGAAAAGTCCCTGCCCTGGAAAGTGATTACATCGCCAGGCTGGACATCCTCGATGCACCAGAGCATTGCAACGGATTCAAGCGTGTCACCGGCCAGCGTTTTGATCATCTGCGTCTTTTGTTCGATTCTGCATGTGATTGACGCAGAAGAATAGGTATCATCGTAGCCATCGCTGCCAGTCTTGTGCTTCCATGTGGCCGTCTGGCTCATCGGGACAGGCGGCTGGGTCATACGGCACCAACTGCTCCTGCGATCCAAAACCGGAGCTTCTCAGTCGCTTTTTTGCTCAGGAGCTTGCCGCTAGAAGAATAGCTCTCCTGGACGCCGCCCAAGCTGATCTGCGTGACTCCCTGCACCTGATTCTTGCGCCTCCATGAGTTGCCCCATTGGAGGATTGCGAGAGCTTCCAGGCAGCACGCATCAAGCACTTCCTGAGGCACCACGCTGTAATCAATCGGCGGACCCTGGACATATGCCTCAGAATCATACGAATAGACCCTGGCCGCCATATCAGGTATCCTTGGGAACTCTCTCTCTTGTATATCGGAGTACCTTTGCCCTTTCAGCGGCAGAGAGTCTATCGCGTCAGATGCCTCTTCCAGGGCAGCGGCTTGCTTCGATTCGTTGTTGGTCCAGTCGTCTATATGAGTCACGTGTGCTGTCAACCAGGTTGTAGCGTCGTCGGTGGAAATATATGCAGTCATGCTTTATCGATCTTTTTACTGTCTGACGTTTCTGGGCGTGACATCGCCAAGAGTTCTTCTTTGCTATTGAATCCGATGCGCTTCCAGATCGGCAGAGGATTTTCAATCTGGATTGACTTCGGAGCTTCCGGTGTGCCCTGTTCTACCATGACTTTCGTGTCATCGATTTCTGCCAATCTCGCCAGGTCTGCACGAGCTCTGTCGGCATATTCTGGCATCGAGAGCAAGTTCTCGTAATCTCGTTTTGACAGTGGTCCTCTAGGATATTCCCTCATACTTAGTCCACCTCAGGAAAACGTATAGTGTCTGTTTATTTTCTTGATCACAGCCAAAAACGGTATGTGAGATCCATATTTCTTCAGCTGATCCATCAATACCACCGAGCCCGTAAAAGCGACATACTGCTCGCCATCGAGCTCGAAACAAATCGTAAGATACTGCGTGCCTTTCTTTTGGTGGCTCTCCTTGATCTTGAAGCCTTTAACGAGAATCTCTCTGTTCAGGATCTCATCGAGCTTGATCTTGTCGCCATCGAATGTTGCTTCTTCCGCAAAGTCGCTGAATCGCTCAGGCATGCACGAGCCACAAGGATTGTTTGAAATTGTAACTATTCGCCCAAAGGAGCCATCCTTCCATCGAAGCCACTGATGATCTATACTGATCTGGAGTTATTTCTCCCTTAGCAAGCTCTCCTGGGAGATACCTCATCCGGTGCTTGATTCTCTTAGCAGTGGACTTCCTGACAAGAATGTGATCAGGAAAATGTCTGTAGCCTAGGAAATCTATGCCCTGCTTGACTGGGAAGACATCACTCTTGCTCAGGCCGAGGGCAAGCTTGTCCTCCAAGAAAGCTTCTATTTCCTCGGCCATTCGGTGCAAGAACTTTTTGTTCTGGTGTAGAAGAACGAAGTCGTCACAGTAGCGGATGTAGTGCTTGATCTTGCGCTCGTGCTTTAAGAACTGGTCAAGCTCGTTCAGATAGAGGTTGCCCAGCCACTGAGAGGTATAGTTTCCAATAGGCACATTCTTGCCGCCGGGGACGCTGTAGATGATGTCTTCCAGCAACCAGAGTGTGTCCTTGCATTTTATTTTTCTCCGGACGATATCAAAGAGGATGTCGTGGTCGATGGAAGGATAGAACTTCCGGATGTCCATCTTCAAGCAGTACGCTCCAGGACCGACTGCTCTGATGAACTCCATGGTTCTGCGACTTCCGGCATGAATGCCTTTTCCCTTTCGGCATGAATAGGAGTCATGAATGAACATCCCATCCCATATGGGCTCAAGGATGTTCATCAAAGCATGCTGGACGATCCGATCAGGGTTAAAAGGCAGCTTGTAAATTGTCCTCTGCTTTGGCTCGTAGATTGTCTTTTCGATATATGGCGATGTGGTAAATGTCTTCTCGATCAGCGAGTCCCTGATGTTGAAAATATTCTCGTCGAGGTCATCATCGAAGCGGTTAATGGTGGTCTGCCAGCTTTTGCCTTTGCGGGCCTTTCGATATGCCAGATAGATATTATCTAGCTCGGCAATCTTTTCGAAGAGGTTACCGTATCGCTTCATAATATTTTTCGAGAAGAGTAACGTTCTCTTTCGATACTAGCTACTCTTCTCCTCCGTTGTGTATTTTGCCGATTCCCGACATGGTCGACGAGTTCAGCCAGGAGTTAGCTTCGCGGCTATATTTTCCTGGATCCGTGGCTGCCTGGGACCTGATATTCGAATTCGCATTCCAGCGATAGTTATTCGCATTCTGGCTGCGTGACCTGCAATTCGTCGCATTATTCCAATTACTGCCTGCCAGCAAACTCGTCCGACCAATTACCGGCCTATGCTTCGCATAGGCACGAATAACCGTTAAGCCGGCTCCGCGGCCGCCCGGGACCCGAAAGACGAACCCGCACGCCAGCGAAAGTAAA